GCGACGTAGGGTCCGGGGGGTAGGAACGCGCAGACTCTACAGCGCCGGTTCGAGCACGTCAAGCTCTTTGTAGACGTTCGACGTGATCGAGATGATCTCGCCGTCAAGCGTGAAGTGAAGGCGGGAGGATCGGCCGTCGCGGGTCGAGAGATCGACCACTCCGACGCCGACCCCCCGTCGAAAGGCGAGGGTGGTGCCGGTGTTGGCGTCGGTGACGGTCTGCTCGCTGATGATCATTGACACCTCTTTGCCTAGGCCCCTATGTATAGAGTGAATAGGAGGGTGCCATGCCTTTGAAGAAGGGGAAGTCGAAGAAAGCCGTCTCTAGCAACATAAAGACAGAGATGAAAGCGGGAAAACCACAGAAGCAGGCCGTGGCGATAGCTATGTCGAAGGCGGGCAAGAGAAAGAAGAAGTGAGCCTCCAGCCCGCGAACGATCACGAGGCCCTGATCGCCCGCCTTGGGACAGATCACCGGCTCGCGCACGAGTTCATCTTCAAGACCCGGCATCCGAACCAGACCCCCCCTTTCCACTACGAAATGCTCGACGATCTTCACGGGCCCGTCCTTAACCTGGTCGAGCTGGCATTCCGGGGCGCGGCCAAGTCCACCAGGGCCGAGGAGTACCTCGCGATCCGGGGCCTCTTTGGCCGATTCGAGAATTGTATCCTGGTCGGTGCCAGTTACCCGCTGGCGTGCGAGCGCCTGGGGGCCATCAAGCACGAATTGGACACCAACGAGAACATCGAGATCGTGTTCGGGAACCAGAAGGGGGCGGTGTGGAACGAGAACCGCATCGTGCTCCCTAACGGTAAGTTGATCCAGGCGGTAGGCAGAGGTCAAGCTGTTCGCGGCACGAAGCACAACAACTACCGGCCCGATGAGTGCCTTCTTGACGACATCGAGGACGAGGAGAGCATAGGGACACCGGAGGCGCGGACGAAGACCGAGCGGTGGCTGATGCGCACGCTCCTTCCCGCCCTTGCCCCGAAGGCGCGCATTCGCGTGCTCGCCAACATGCTCGATACCGACTGCCTCGCCGTCCGGCTTGAAAAGTCGGGGAGTTGGAAGGTAAAGAAGTATCCGATCGAGTATGTCGGTGCCGACGGCACGCGGCAAGCCACCTGGGCCGACCGCTTCCCTCTGCCGTGGATCGACGCGAAGAAAGAGCAGTACGTAAGGACGGGGATGCTGAATGAGTACATGCAGGAGTACATGGTCGAAGCTGTTGACCCTTCTACCCGTGTCTTTACTAGCGCGATGTTGCGTACTGAGCCACTTGTACGGACTTGGCAACCGACGTATGCGTTTTACGATCCAGCGAGAACTGTTAAGGAAACATCGGCGCATACTGGCAAAGTAGTGTTCAGTTGGATCGGAAACCGACTAACTGTGTGGGAAGGGGATGGACAGCTATGGATGCCGGATCAGATAATCAACGATATCTTCAAGACGAACGAGGAATACAGCCCGATCCACATAGGGGTGGAACAGGACGGATTGAACGAGTTCCTGCTTCAGCCCCTTCGCGCCGAGATGACCCGCCGATCCGATTTAATCCCGATCAAACCGTACAAAGCGCCTGTGAACAAGAGAGCGTTTATCCGATCACTCCAGCCGTTTTTCGTCAGTGGAGAGATAACCTTTGCGAAGGAGCTGCCCGTCTTATCGCAGCAACTCCTATCCTTTCCAACAGGTCGGATAGATGTTCCTAACGCCTTGGCTTACGCCCTACGTATGCGTCCCGGACTCCCCATATATGATAACTTCTCCGCCCACCACGTCCGCCCCATCCGCCCGTCTAGAGGTAGTGCAGCCTATTTGGCGGTTAACGCTACCAGACAGTACACAACCGGTGTACTTGTTCAGGTCACCAACGGGGCACTGCATGTTCTCGGTTCATGGTGCCGTGAGGGTGACCCCGGTCTGGTGCTTGCCGAGCTTGTCACTGCGGCGCGATTGGCTGCCGGGTCCACATTGACGTGCTACGCCCCAAAGGAGCATTGGAATGCTTACGACGGTATCGGTCTTCGCGCCGCGTCGAACAAAGTGCCTGTGCGGCTTAGTATGGGTGGAGACCGTATCGCTGGAAGGGTCGAATTGCGTAGTCGAATGGAGCGGACCATTCACGGAGGTCCCGCCCTCGCTGTGGCCCCCTCGGCGGGATGGGCGCTTAATGCGTTTGCAGGAGGATATGCCCGCAGTGTTCCGACCGGCAAGCCGATCGAGGGCGATGCCGATGAAGGCATCTACCGTACCATGATGGAGGGCCTGGAGGCGTTTGCCGCCACCCTCGCGCAGTTGTCTGACTTGGACGACACGCCGCCGAACTACGCCGTAGACGCCCAAGGGCGTCGCTATCTTACCGCCATGCCGAGGTACCGATGATCGACCAAATTCTCGCTGAACGCGAAAAAACGCACGGAGATTTTAAGGAGGTAGTTTTCGTAGCGCAGGGGATTAAAAGAGTGATGCGGCTGCATGAGTGTGACCATTTATCGGCGCTTCAGAAAGAATCCCTCGACATGATTGCTCACAAGATCGGCCGCATCCTCGCCGGCGACCCTAATTGCATCGACCATTGGCTTGACCTAAGTGGCTATGCTACACTGGTAGCGAAAGAGCTGGAAGCGCATGGCAAAAAAGACCCCGACTGAAGACGACGAAGTACCGGATCGGAACGAGGAGCTCCTCGGCAACGAGGAGCTTGAGGACGACGTGCGCGAGTTCGCCACGGCGGCATCGAAGGCGTTTGAAGATCAATGGGAGCGGGGTAATGACCAAATTGACTACTGGCGTCTCTATGATTGCAATCTTGGCCCCAAGCAGGGCTATGCAGGAAACGCTCAAATATTTGTACCCATCATCAAAGAAGCGGTGGATGCTCGTAGAACTCGGTTCGTTAACCAAATCTTCCCTCGATCTCAAAGAAATATCGAGTGCATAAGCAGCGACGAAAAACCCCAGGACGTGATGGCGCTTGTCGAGCACTATATTCGCAAGTGCAGGCTACAGACGCAAGTAATGCCCGCCCTGTTCAAAAATGGGGATGTGGAGGGGCAATATAATGTTTACGCGGGGTGGCGAAACTCGAAGCGATACGTCACTTATCGTAAGCCCGCAAAAGTCGAAGTTGCCGATGGCGAGGAGATCGAAGACATCGACGGCGAGGAGGAAGTAGATACCGAGGAGATTGAGCACCAAGAGCCGACCGTCGAGGTGCTATCCGACGTGGATGTGGCGGTGTGGCCGCCGACATCCAACTCCGTCGATGAGGCGATCGAGAACGGCGGCGGTGTTGCCATCATGCGTCGCTGGACGAAAGGGCGTATAGAGCGCGCCATTCGCGAGAAGGAGATAGACAAGGCGGCCGGAGAGGACATTATTAAGGAGTTGCAGGAGTTCAAGCGCGACCCGCAGACGCCGGACGTGATTAAGGCGCATGTGGATGCCGCCGGCATCTCGATGGGAGAGGGCGGGAAAGTCCTGAATCTCTACGAAATGTGGGTACTTCTTGAACTGGACGAGGGGCATCGCCTATGCCGTGCCTATTTTGCCGGCGGTAAAGGAGATTGGATACTTTCTATAAAGAGATGCCCTTACTGGAACGATAAGTGCCCGCTGCTTTCCGCCCCTGTTGATAAGATCGCTAACGTATTTAAGGGGCAATCCAAACTTCAACCGGTGGAGCGCTTACAGATAGCAGCCAACGACGCAATAAATAAGGCTGACGATAGTTCGTCCTATTCCCTTCTCCCCATTGTCATGACCGACCCTGCCAAGAACCCTCGCGTTGGCTCGATGGTGATGAACCTCGCCGCTATTTGGGAAACTAATCCGAAGGATACGCAATTTGCGCAATTTCCGGCCTTGTGGAAAGACGGATTACAGATTGTCGCGGCCTACAAGACCGAAATATTTCAGGCTCTCTCCGTGTCGCCTGCGATCATGCCCCAATCAAGCGGCGGTAAATCCAAGCGAAATCAAGCCGAAATTGCGGCTGAACAGCAGATCGACGTACTCACAACAGCCGATGTTTGCACCACTATGGAGCTTGAGATACTTACCCAACTGGTTAGGCGGTTTGTAGATTACGACTATCAGTACCGTAAGAAGGAGGTGACCGTACACCAGTACGGGCAGATGGGCGTGCGGGCAAATATGCAGAAGATACCGCCGATACAATCCGACCGGCGCTTCGAGTTCAAATGGTACGGAGTAGAGGCTGCCCGGAATGCTCAGATGCTCCAGATGCGCATCGCGGGCATGAACGTGCTTAACGGGATACCGCCAGATAAATACCCTGGCTATACGATGAATATGGTACCTATTATAGAAGCTTTCGTCGAGGAGACTTACGGCGTTCGCGTAGCGCCACAAATCTTTCAGGATTTGAAGTCTAAGCTGTCGATCGAAGCCGAGATGGAGAACAGCCTGCTTGTAGACGGCCTGGCGCTGCCGGTTCACGCGCTCGACGATGACAAGAAGCATTTGCAAGAGCACCAGAAGGTGTTAAAAGATGGCGACCCGACCGGCGCGATCCGCGAGCACATGATGCTGCACACCACGCAGATGTCGAAGAAGATGCAGATGCAGCAGGCCGCGATGGCGCAGATGCAGCGCGGACAGCCGGGTGCGCCTGGGGGTGCCGGGCCGGGCGTCGCGGGCACCCCAAGACAAGGGGCTGCACCGGGCGTTCCGCGCGGGGGGCAGCAGCCGCCGGGCGCCGTCCACCAGGACCGGATACCAGAAGGAGCCCCTCGTCGATGAAAAAGCTTCTTATCGCGCTACTTATCGCTTCAAGCCCGGCGCTTGCCGACCCGGACACGCTTGGGGTCAACCCCTGCACTTCCGCGCTCGCAAATTCGTGCATTTTGAAAACGACCGGGGGTCAGCTATTTGATTTCAACGTGTTCGTAACGACAGCTTCGTACGTTATGCTAGTCGATTCGGCTACAGTTCCTAGTAGCGGCACAGTAACCCCTGTAAAATCTTACGGTGTAACACTTAACAGCGATAAAACCGTATCCTGGATACCGAACGCTATAACTTTTTTTAATGGTATTACCCTTCTTTGCTCGTCTGCGGTGCCGCCCACCTATACCCCGGCTACAACGTGCTTATTTTCGGGAGAAACGCGGTGAAAGCCTTTGACGATCTAGAGTCACTGCTCGCTGTCATCGCGAATCCGAAAGCCGCGCGCGATTGGCTGGAGCAAGCCCGAGCTTCGGAGAAGCGCCTGGAGAGTTTTATCGCCGCCGAGGCGTCGGCGCATGAGGCGCTGGGGGCTACAAAAGAGGCTCAACGGCAGCTTGAAGGGCAGCGATCGGCTTTTGCTTCTCAGCAAGCGACCGCCCAGCTACAAGCGAATAAGTGGGTCGAAATTACGAACGCTAAGGAGAAGGAGTTAGCGGATAGGGAAGCGGCGGTAGCCGCGCGGGAGAAGGCGGCGAATGTGGCACAACGCGATAATTCGGCCGCTCGAGACGACCTCCTCAACCGGGTGAATGCCCTGAACAAGCGCGAGGCGGCGTTGAAGGGCCAGGAAGACGCCTACGCGGCCAAGATGGCGAAGCTTCGCGAGCTGGTCCCCCATGCCTAACACTTGTACCGATAGCGCAAATAATTTTTCTGCCTCGCAGGTGATGGTAGATACATCGGGTACTACTCTTTTGATCGCCGCGAGAAAGAGTAGAAGCGGGTTTATGATTACCATTGAAGATACAGGGTCTAATAACCTCTACTATTCCTCTAATCCGCCGGTTATAGCAGGAACGGCTGGATTTGTACTAGCAGGCGCAGGTAACGGAGTAATAATACCTTATAATGGGGCCATGTATGGTATGACTCCTACTGGGACTAAGACTGTTACGGTAGAGGAGATATACTAATGGCCTTAGTAGTCTTTACTAAGTTCTATGCGGCGGGAGGTACACCTACGCCTCCCCCGCCCGCACAAACCGGATTTTTGCACGGCGGTCAATACATGATACTGTCGCCGACGCGGATGGTGGTGAACTTTGGTAGGTCTTGGAACTCGAACTAATGGCGCAATACACTAACCTCATCGCCGCCTGGAACGGCGCCACACAGCCGCCCACGGGGGTCACTGGCTCACCCTTGCTTGGTGGCGATACCACGGCGCAGAAGCTCGCCAAGGTGCAGGCGTGGACGGTGACAGGCGCGGTGCCAACCACGTTCTACGTCACCGGTCCACAGCTTGCGAACTGCATCAACTATGCAGAGTTCAAAGCGCTTACGGCCACACAACAGGCGAACTTGTTGGCTCTCTGCAATAATCCAGGTCCGTTACTTGGTGGTAGCGCGAACACTGCTTTTCTCGTTGATGGCATGATCTTAGATTATTTCACGAACAAGAGCGGTCCGACGATCCTGGCCCTGACGGCGCTTGCGCAAGCTACCGTACAGCCTTGGTGGCAATACGCGGGCTATACCTCACAGATCGGGCTTCAAGACGTGCAGGCAGCGGGGCTTTCATGACAACGTACACGGAAAAATGGGTAGCTGGTGCAACAGCAGGCTGGGCAGCACTATTTGGCTCCGAAATCAATACTACGATCGCCAATGGTAATGCCATCATAAGTAGCGTTGCCGTGACCAATGGGTCGAACAACGACATTTTCTTCGATATTTCCTATATCGCTGGTGGGACCGTGACGACGGCCGCCCCGAACTTGCTCGGTTTCTATCTTTACCCGCTACTTCAAGACGGTAGTACATACGGCGATGGTCGCTTTGGCTCATCTGCCGCAGGACCGCCACCTGGAAATTATTTTTTAGATAATATGTATTTTAACGCGGCGGCGAGCACCACGATCAGCGGAGGCATTCTTCGTCTTGTGATGCCGCCCGGCACATGGAAGGCCGTTCTCTATAACGGTTCCGGGGCATCGCTATATAACGGTACAAACAACTGCTATTATCGTTCGTACAATAGGTCGATAAGCTAATGATCCGGCGCCCGGCCAAGTGGGATATTCTATCGACGCGCCGTCGTGAGAACACTAACGGTCTCGTCTATTGGGGCACGTTCCAAGATGGAACGGGGATGGACTGGAGCGGGAACCAGAATAACGGGATATTAATTGGGGCACCTGCCCCGATAGGCGGGATCAACGGAAACGCATTAAATTTCAACACTAGTCAATCTGTTTCTATTACCAACACAGTAAACTTGGGTAACGCTTTTGCATTGTGTTGTTGGTTTTATGCTACTGCGGGCGGTGGCATAAATCCATTAATTTCTAATACAAACTATGTGGGTGGTGTCAGTTCTAACGGCTGGTCATTATATTTGAATGGTTATACTACAAATAACCATGCGATATATTTTGAAGGTAGAAACTCCTCAACACAAAGCGCCAACACTAATACTGGCATATTTAATGTAAACCAATGGTATCATTGCGTTGTAAACGTAGCCGATAAATCAAGCGGTGCTATACAGGGTATATACTTAAATGGCATAAGCCAAACACTAGTGCAAAACACCGCTGCTACAAACTATCAAACGTCCTCCCCAATAAGAATTGGTGGTCAGATTCCTTCAGCGGGAAATCCATGGTACGTTGGGAATCTTGATGATGTGCGTATTTACAATCGCTCTCTTTCACCGGGTGAAATTAACGCGATCTACAACCAAACTCTCGCTGCCGCAAATCAGCCGGAAGGCGAGTTGCCGATGTTATTTTATCCAGTTAGCGGCGCGACGTTTAACCCCGCATGGGCGATGAATGCGAATTGGCTCAATGGAATGAGGGCAGGAACATAAATGGCCTCTCTGCTCAAAAATGTAGCCTCGCAGAACATTACGTTTTGTCTCGTCAATGCGTCCACAGGCGCGGCGTTGACCAGCGCGACGTTTACCTCGCTGGCGTGGGTCACGAAGGACAACACGCAAGCGGGATTTGCAGGCGCCTTCACGACACTAGGTAATGGTCAGTACAACTACGCCCCGACGCAAGCCGAGACAAACTGTACTGACTTCGGCTTGTTGGTCACGGTGTCCGGCGCCATTCCGGTCAATCTCGACTTCCACACGGACCTTGCCACCCCGCTCACCGGAGCTCAGATCGCAACGGCCGTTTGGACGGACACCACGGCGGGGGATTTCACTACGGCCTTGAGCGTCGGCAAGTCCGTGATGAACGGCGTCTCGCTCGGAACTGGCCTTACGATCAACGGTTACACCGGAAACACGCCGCAGACCGGTGACAGTTACGCGCGCATCGGCGCAGCGGGGGCAGGTCTTACGGCTATCACCGGGGTCACGCTCGCCACTTCGCAGCCTGGGGTCACGATCCCGACCGTGACGACCGTGACGAACCAACTCACGGCAGCGGCTATCGCCACAGGGGTTTGGCAAGACGCAACATCAGGCGATTTCACTGTTGCGTCGTCGATTGGAAAGAGCTTGTTCACTTCAGGTGCAGTTCCTGGCGCGTCTGGCGGATTGTTCATTGCCGGCAGTAATGCGGCCACGACCGTCAATTTTACCGGCAATCTGTCGGGGTCTGTTGGGTCGGTTACCGGCGCTGTTGGCAGCGTTACCGGGGCGGTTGGCTCGGTCACCGGCAATGTTGGCGGTAACGTGGTCGGCAGTGCCGCCAGTGTTACGGGCTCGGTCGGGTCGATCTCCGGGGTTACGTTCCCGACGAACTTCTCATCCCTCTCAATCAACGGTTCCGGCTATGTTACCATCACGTCCGACATCAAGCAGGGCGTGAGTGCAACGGTCGTGTTCACGATGACGGACAGCACGACCCATGCCCCTAAGACCGGCATCGGCTCGTCCTTCACTCGAAATGAAATATATAAGGGTGGAGGGGCGGGAGCAGGGACAACCAACATGCCTTCCGAGGTGGGCGATGGCTGGTATTCGGTTGTATTAACAGCGTCGGAAACCAACACGACCTCAATTGCCTTGACATTCGAGGCATCGGGGGCCGACCAGTTGAATATGTTGCTGATACCGCAGGCGTGATGACATGGACATCGAACAAGGGCTATCCTGCGGCGTCTGGAGACACTTCACTCTCGAAAACCAAGGAAATGAACCAATGGGATTTTTCAGCGGTACGACACTCAACAGCCTGCTCACCGGCATTACTGGCACGCTCACCACGAATGGTGTGACCGGTGCACAACAGACGAGCATCCTGCAGCAGCTTGGCGGGGTGTTCCTGAACGTATCGAACCCGAACTACGCTGCCGAACTGGCACTTGCCGCACAAATCATGCAATTCGCCGGTAACCCTGCTGTCGAGGCGGAACTGATTAACCGGCTTATCACCGAACAGGGTCTGCCAGCCTCAGCCGCGGCAATTGCCGGGCGCATGATGACGAAGCTCGGGACGCCGACCTACGATCCGACAGCCGAGGCGCTGCAAATTGAGCAGATCATTCGGTCTGGTAACTGAGGGGCAATGACATGACGGTAGCCGACACCATCACGAACACGATTTCCGAAGGGGCGGCGGTTGCCAAGACGGTGGTGGAGACGGCCCACACCCTCGCCCCGCTCGCCGAACGGGCCATGAAGGCGCTGGCGCTGTGGCCTGGGCTTGGCTCCATCGCAGTCGCCGAAGCCGCCGTGGAGTGGGCTGACGCCCGCTACGGCACCGTCATGAGTGCGCTGGAGGCGCTGATCGTCACCAATGCCAATGGCAATCCTCCTACAGGCGCCACGCTTAGCAAGGCCGGGACGGAACTCGACATGCACATCACTCCCGGCCTGCCGAACACTCCGGTATTGCAGGCGGCAAAATAATGGCGGAGCGGTTCCAGGACTTCCTGGCGAAGTGGTGGGGCGCGCTACTGGCGACGATCCTTGCGATTGTCACCAGTAGCGTCGGGTACGGGGTGCTGGTCTCAAAGGTCGGGGAACTTGCCACAGGACAAACCAGGATGGAATCGCGTCAAGCCAAGACCAACGAGCACCTGAATACGATCGTGAATGAAATGGCTGCGGAAAAGACCGCCGCCGCCATCATTCGCCGGGATGTAGACGATCTGCGGGATCGGTTGCTCGGTCGCCGGCAGGTGCAGTGAAATAGCCTTGACATCTTATATAAATAGCGTAGTACCAGTGTCTGCGACTCACGGACGTAATCCGTGTTCGCCTCATCGGCGTAACCGATGTTCGATGGAGCCACGTAATGGCCGACGATGATCTCGACCTTGAAATGCCTGATGATGACGCCGTTCTCGATGCGGAGGACGATGAGGATACGACCGATCCGGCAGGTGAGCCGGAAGAAGCCGAAGGCGATGAACCCGACGACGAACCCGCAAGAGCAGCAAAAGCGGAACGCCCATCGCGAACGAGCGGGCGGGTGCAGCGCCTTGCGGAAGAAAAACGGCGTCTTTCGGACGAGACTGACCGACTTCGCCGAGAGCTTGAAGAAACTCGCCGTAGAGTACCCGTACAGCAGGAAGACCCGCGCGTGGAGGCCGAGCGCGAGGCGCTTATGTCCCCCGAAGATCGGGTGCAGTACCGGGTGGACAAGGCGCTTCGGACTCACGAGCAGCGCCAGCAGCAGCTTATGTTTCAGATGCAGCAGCAGCAGGATAAGCTTGCATTTGATACGAAAGCGAACAGCGATCCTTTATATAAGAAACTTTCCGACGAAGTTGAACGCGAGTATCAGGCAGTTATCGGTAGAGGCCAGTACGCCTCCCGTGAGTCTATACTCACTTATCTCGTCGGAAAACGTGCGATCGAGCAACGTGGCAAGAGCAAGTCGAAAACTGAAGCTTCCCGGCGCCGGCAGGAAGCACCCCCGGTGCGGGGACGTGGCGATGCTCGGCGCGGGCCGGGGCGCTACCCCGACACACCTGAAGGGCGGGCGGCGGCTTTCGAGGCCAAGTGGGGTGATACTCAAATCTAGCCGGCGACAGGTAGTCGCCATAACGAGGTAAACTATGGCGACTAATACCGCGTCCGTTTTTGCTGGTGACATATCACAGTATATCGCCGATAAAACCCTCCCGCTCGCTCGCCGCCAATTGGTTGTGTACCAGTTCGGCGACATGGCGACGCTTCCGAAGGGTAACGGGACGACTTATACTGCAACGCGGTATCAGCGTGTACCGCTGCCTTATCAACCGCTGTCGGAGGGCGTCCCGCCGATTGGTCAGCAGATGACCATTCAGCAGATTTCGGCGCAATGCCAGCAGTGGGGTGACAAGATCACCATCACCGACATCGCGGAGATGACGCCAAAGCACCCGATTTTTCAGGAGGCGTCGAACCTTATCGGCCTGCAAGCGGCAGAAACGCTGGAGCGCAACACCTTCAATAACTTGATGGCCGGCGCTCAGGTCAATTACGTCAACGCGCGCGGCGCGCGGGCTTCGCTTCTCACCGGTGATGTGCTGAACCCCCACGAGATCAACCGTGCGGTGGCGATGCTCTACAATCTCGGCGCTCCGCGCTTTATGGGCGACGAAGTGACCGACATGAAGATTGATGCCGGGGCGGGCGAGCCCAAGGCGTCGAGCAATCCCCGCTCTACTCCGCACTACGCCGCTGTTCTTCACCCGTTTGTCGAAGCCGACATGCGGGAAAACTCGGTGGTGCAAACGGCTTGGTCTTATAGCGACCTCAACCGGTTATATAACGCCGAATTGGGCGAGCTGAACGGTTGCCGCTTCTGTAAGACCAACATGGTGCCGACTTTCACCGGTAAGGCGCAGACCAACGGTACGGCCGTTGGCGGCGGGGGCACTTTTGTTTCCGGTACCTACCAGATCGTTGTTACCGGTTCTGACGTGCAGAACCAGTATGAGTCGGTTATCTATCAGAACTCGACGAATATCGTCGTCGCGACGAACGGCTCGATCTCGGTCACGATGCCCTCGACGACCGGGTACACCTACAGCGTTTACTTGACGGCGGCGAGCGGCACTCAACCGATTCAGCTCGGTCTCAGCACTTCCGGTCCCGTCACCGGACCTTTGGCGGGGCAGGCTACGCAGCTTCCGGCAGGTGCAGTGGTCATCATCACAGGTCCGGGCGTTTACGCGATCCCGCCGGCCGCGCCGGCGACGGCCACCGGGTCCGTTTACCCGACCTTTATCTTTGGCCGGGGCGCCTACGCGCAGGTCAAGCTTGATGGCATCAAGACGACCTATCTGAAAGAGGCTGACAAGTCCGACCCGCTCAATCAACTACGGGTTGTGGGTTGGAAAACGATGTATGGGACATTAATTAAAAATCAGAATTTTTTTCTACGGATCGAATCTACGTCCGCCTTCAACGCGACCTTCGGGTAAGAGGAGTTTCGTATGGCCGTTTTCTACAGACTTCGATACGCGGTCTACATTGACCTCGTGCAGCAGGGCTCAGGGCCGATGGCGGGCCAGTCGGCGGTTGAGGGCAGCGCGACTGGCGCGGGCGGGCAGCAGACCGTGGCGGTGTTCAACGGCGGGGGTACTTACCCCTATCAGGGCGCGCTGTCTCTGAGCGGCAACC